TGTGTATGTAAGTCTTTCTACAGGGTTGTTTATAAAGTATGTTCCTATTAGTTCTACAGATGATATGGCATTCACTGTTTTAATAACAGCCATGTTGTAATATTGAAACTGTCCTGTAGAGTCTAAGTTTGATATCTCTAGAATAACAGACTTTCCTACATTATAATTAAAGTTTAAAGTTGTTAATTGTATATCAGCAATAGGACAAGGATTGGTAACTGAATAGTATGATGTATATGGGTTACCAGCTGAGTCAGCATATTGAATAGCAAACTGTACAGTTCCTGCTGTTAAGTTTCCTCCACTAACAACATCAAAAACATCAATATTTGGTATATTAAAGTTTGGTTGTAACTTTAATTGATTACAATCAACTTCATCTGTAAATACAAGATCACATTCATCTGAAAAAGAAGAAAGTATATAAGGAATAGTGTCAGGGTTTAAGTCTAAATATCTTCTAGGATTAAGTCCATCTGTCCAATAAATTTCTGTTGTACAATTTGTAATCTTATGTACAATCTTATTAATAGGGTAATCAACATTAAAGTTTAAACAAGGTGCAGATATAAAAATACGATAAATACAATCATTGTTATCCATATAACCAATTTGTGAATCATTAGTTAATGGATTAGTAATAAAAAATATATGTTTACTTTTTTCTTGTATATAATGACTTCCTATAAGAATATAGTCTGTAGGAAACTGTAAACAAAACTCATTACCAGGTTCATTTTGATAGCTAGTTGAGTTAGCATCAAAGTTTTCCATATTAGCATTAAGGGCATATGTTAGTGAACCTTTAGGAATCTGATTAACAGATTGATCCATATTCAGCCCTGAAGAAGCTGTATTAAATTCATTTCTTATATTTCCTTGAGGCTGGTCTTGTGTATCTTCTGCCATAGCTTAATTAATTATTACGTCTTCTACCATATCTATTTGTACGATTGGGAAGTTCATACATATTAAACTTATTCAATTGTTTTTTTATTCTATTAACTTTTGTATAAGCATCTTGCTTTTTAATTTCCATTTCAGCCATTATGTAAGCTTCATCTGCTAAAGATTTATAATACTGAAGTTTTTGCTGTAACTGATTAAATGTTTCATCATTAGTTTGATTAGTTAACATTTCAAAAACTTTATATTTAATGAAGTGCTCAACATACTCTCTAATACGATAGTTGTCAGGAAGCAATTGATTCCCTATTTCATCATAGTCTGTAGCATACATAATTAAATGAACAACCCCTGTTCTAAAGTTTGTAACAAACTTATTACCTCTTACATCAAAAGAATCATATGCAGAACCATAAGGAACATTACCTGTAGTATTATGATACTGTCCATATAAATCTAAATTACTACTGTAATTAACATCACAATTGTGTCTTGTAGATATATTACCAGGTTTAAGCAAATAAGCTTGTTTGTATGATCTTGCTTGTTGTGAATTAGTTTTATATACAGCTTGTACAATATCTGGCATACATTCTGGACATCCTGTTGTACAACTTGTATTTGTACAAGGAGTTCCATTAAATGTAATAGGGGCTATTTGTATTGTTGTAGTACCTGTTTGAGAATAAAAAGAATTGGCTGATTGATATGGTAGTAGAGGTATTTCTGCACACATCCAAGCTTCTCTTACAGCATAAAAGTTATCAGGAAGACGTGCTTCAAAATCTTCTATATGAAGAGCTATTTCAGCTATAACATAACTTGATTTTCCTAGTTTCTTTAAACACTTGTCTAAGTATGTAGGGAATAACAAATCATCTACTGCACCTGTGTCAAAATAGCTCTTGAGCTCTTCTTTAACTGTTGAGTAAACTGGCTCAGGACTAATAAAATTATATTTGTAATAGAAGCTCATTGTTTTTATTTTTTAATATTCCACTCACAATAAATATGTTGATATTTATTATCAGTTTTAATATAGTGTGAAAGTAATCTTGATGTTGTTCTTAATGGTTTAAAATACCATAAGTTTGAAAATCTAAATCTAGCAGGGTCTTTAAACCAATGCCAACCAAAAAAGAATCCTTCTGTATGGTAATTAAAGTTATATATAACTTTTCCTTTTTCTTTAGTTTTTTGCCAATCAATAGGAAGATTAATAAATTCTTTCTGCCCATTGCTTTTCATCTTCCTTCTTTTTTTCTTGTTAATGGAAAACTCTCCAAAGCCACAAGGGAGTTTTATTTTTTCTCCAGTCTCAAGGATATAATCTCTAAATGCTTCATTAAAAGAATATACTATTATTCTCCAGTCATTATATGAAAGGTTTATTTCAGGATAAGCTTTACAAAATGCTGTATAGTTATCTTTACTTGCTGACCTGAACTCCACCTTTACTCTTGGCATACTAACTAGTTGGTTTTGTATTAGGAGCTTGACCATCTATTCCATCTGCAGAGATATCAGTTTTTATTGAGAAATATGTAGATAGGAGTTTTTGAGAGGTTAGCTGTAACACTTGCTGTTCTAAATATCCTGGAAGAGGAAACTTCTTATCTAAAGGATTAATACATATATCATCTTCTGTATAGCTTCTTCCACAATTACAATCTTCTGAATACATAATACTATTAGGAACATCTTCTTCAAAGAAAGCAACAAATCTCACTGCTTGTAAAAGTGGATTACTTATATATAAATATCCATTTGATATCCAGAAATATGCTTCTTTTTTAATTATAGGAAGTTTTAAAAGATTTGTATATCTATTGACAGATATTTCTTTAAACTTTGTAGCCTTACCACCTAGGGCATTAATAGAGTACACTCCTTGAATAACATATTGATAGTTACCTTCTGATATCCTTGGGAGTTTTTCTTTGCTCCTAGCCACTGTACATTCGTCTACATAATCACAACATTCAGACAAAGGAACTTCAGACATTTCTAAACAAGGAATTGTTGTGAATAATGTATCTGTAGCCCAAAGTTTTCTAAGGTTTGTTTCTCTTTTAATTAATAATAAAGAATTGTTTCTTATTTCACTAAGAATTGCTCTGTCTGTTATTAAAGAATCAGTTGAGAGTAACTTGTGAGTTGCTCTAACATCTGATACTAATTTTCTTCCTGTTGACATATTTTGTATTATATACGAGATTCAAATTCTGCAATGCGTCCTTTAATAGGATGATACACTGTAGCAATTCCAGCTCTAATGTTATTAACGTAATTATTATCTGAGTGCCATCTATCTGTTCCTGATAATGAAGGCATCTGTTGGATTCTAACACCTTTAACTTCTTTAGCCATATAATGATGTTTATCTCCTGTATGTACTTCTCTATATATAGAACAACCAAATGCTTCACTGTTTTTGCCTGTAGCAAATAATAAAGGCAAGTCTTCTATTTTACAATTACCATGATGATAACCAATAAATGTGTTGCCCAATAGTACAACTTTTGTTGTTGAATGTTCTCTTTGAAATGTAATATTTAATTTGTTTGTAAAATATACATCCAAAGCATGTGCCAAATAAAATGATTTAGTTCTATCGTGGTTACCTTGTACAAGGATAATCTCTACATTATCTGCATGTGCATTTAATATTGATATTGCTGTAACTAATAAATCAAATCCTTCTTCATATTCATTATCATATCCTGTAAGAACATCTTGAGGAGTTAAATTTGTAGTTTGGTTTTGATAATTATCTGTGTGAAAGAAATCATTAGAAATTGGAAATACAATAGTTCTTATATCAAAAGAAGATTTTGCTTTACTAAGTAAATCTGTTAATACATTTAAAAACTGTATTTTTTTAGTTTGAATGCTTTCTCCTTCTAATGTTTTCTTAGCTAAGTGAAAATCAGCTATTGATATCTCTAAATCAATAGTTTCTGTATTGATGGGAGATTGTATTAAATTTAATTTTATTTCTTTTGGGTTGTAGTTTTTTAAAAATTTAGCAAAGTCTTCTGGAGAATAATCTTTAGACTGTTTTAATTTGCTAAATACTGAAGAAGTGAATTTTCCTGAAGGAAGCATTTTAGACCAATAGTTTGTAATAATATATTTGTCTAAATTTATTTTATGTAGTTTTGCTAATTCTATATCATCTTTAGGGTCGTAATCTGTAATTATAGTACTTTCTATAGTTCCTTTTTCAACATTTACTTTTTTTTCTTCCCCATAATTTTTAACAACTTCTTCTGGTTTTTCTTTAAGCTCTTTCATAAGCTCTTCTACCTCTTGTTCAGTTATCCCAAGTTTTTCAGCATAAAACTTTTTACTTCTTTTTTGACATAACAATTTTTCTAATTGATATAACAATACATTATTTTCAGTCATAAGAAATTTGTATTAATTAAAATAACGTAAAGGTATAAAAAAATAATTTGAATACACAAATATATATTATTAAATAATAAAAAACTCCCAAACAAATAAATTACTTGGGAGTAAACTCAAAGAAAACCAACAAACTTTAGAGTTTTATAATGTTGTAGTAGTTGTTGTTGTTGGACAAGGATCTGTTGAAAAAGTAAATCCTGTTGGACTAGCTAAAACAGTTTCATAATAACCAACACCAATTTCATTAATAGCATAAGCTCTCCAATAGTAAGTGGTGCTAGGAGTTAAACCTGTAACATTAACACTTGAAAGTCCTGTAACAGTTGGTCCAATAAATACAGAATCAGCAATAGTTGGGTTTCCAGTTGTGTTATAACATATCCCTCGTTGAGTTAAAGTACCCCCACCATCTGTAAAAGTAGAAGTAACTGTAACACTTGTACAAGTATCTGGTCCTGGAAATCCTATTGAAGTTCCAAAAGGTACAATAATAGTAGTTGTTGTAGTTGTGGTTGTTGGTTCAGTTAAGATTATATCAACATAATTAATACAATATTGTGCTGTTGATTTCACTCTAACCACTGATGTAAAATCTGGAACTAATATAGAGGAGTACCCAGCTTGTAAATCCATTTTAGAAACTCCTACCTCAAATGGAGTTACAAACCCATCTAAATCTGAGTATAAATTAAAAGGACCACTGTCTGTTCCTGCTGTTGTTAATGTTATAAATACTGTCATTTTATTTTTGGTTTAACAATTAATTTCTTCTTTTTCCTCCCCATTTACTATTACAAGTGTATCAATGTCTATACATGGTGTATAAGTTGTATTTCCTAATGTTAAAAGCCCTCCTACTGGATCTCCTAAACAAGTTATTGCACTCCAACTTCCTCCATCGATTGTTAATGCTTGTAATCCATATATTTTACAAATTTTAAGCCTTGTTGTAGTGCTAGTAGTAGTTGTTGTACATATAATTTCTTCACAAGTTGCAAATCCTGCATCAGGAATAGATGCATCACTTTCTCCTACATCACATCCTGTATATTGATAAGGAGATATAACTAAATCCCCATATTGATAAAAATTAAATAAAGTTAAAGGATTTGAGTTATATAAAAAATTAAAATCTATGTAATCACATGTTCCACAGTTAAAAATATCATAATAATATCCCCATCTATTACATGCTGCAGTAGTAGTTGTAGTAGTAGTACTACTTGTAGAAGTTGTTGATGTACTGGTGCTAGTAGTTGTAGTACTACTAGTTGTACATATAAAAGGATTAACTTCTATACACACTCCATTACAATCACACTTTATAAACCCTGTAAACATATTATACTGGTATATACATTATATAATAACAACCAATTGTTGGTTGTGTGTTAGTATGAGCTCCATTAAATCCATTTTCATTTATTGTTACAGTTGTTTCAATATCTGCAAATCCTATTGGTATTGATGTATTATCCCCAAGATATTTCTCAGTACCACCTTTAGCACCAAAACCTACACCAGAAGGTGCATTATATATATTTGTAGCAGGATTTGGAAATAAATGTGTGTGTCCTGTATCTGTAGAAACAGCAGTATTAGTGTGTGCATGTGCAGGCATTTCATTTATTCCAAGCGTTACATAATTATTACCATATTTTGTTCCTAAACTATAATTAGGATTTAATAAACTTGATGCTGGATTTACAGCTGGGTCCATTGTAAGACCAAACATTCCTCCATCTGTTAATCCTGCAGGAACCCTTCCTCGCATATCAGGAGTGTTATTTAATCCATTACATAAATAAATGTATTGATACTCTCCTGCATCTAGTCCTCTTCCTGTGCCATCAAATTTTCCTGTAAAGTAAGAAGCTGGAGCAAACCATGGAATTACTGTATAAGGAACCATTTTAGTGTATTGCTTTGTTGTTGGTCCTACAAGTCCTTCATCTTCTAAAGCTTGAGTTATAATATCTTGTATACCTCCAGGACCATTTAAAGCTACATATGTATTAGGGAGACTAATAACAAGAGCACAAAATCTGTCTAGTAATGCTTGTAATACAGAATGTGTACTTTCAGCATCTATTGTAACTCCTGTAAAACATGAAGAAGGAATATCATAAAAAGCATTTAATTCTGCTAATACACTATTTATTTCTTGTATATCTACAATAATTACATCTATTTGTTCTTGAAGATCACATACAGATTTAATCAATCCTGAAATAAGATCTGTAATAGTAAACTCTCCACACGTAGGAAGATTAGCACTTACAGTGCTGCATATAATTGAAGGGTCTATAACTGGTTTAATTCCAGATCCATCTAATGCACTTATTAAAAACTGTGCTAAAGCTTGCTCTACAAACTGTAGCGTATCACCATTTTGAATTCCTAATGCAGGAATATCTGCTCCTGTGTATCTAACACATTTATCTGATGTAATTTCAGTACATCCATTAAAACAATTTGTACAAGACATATTTTATATATTTTATTTTTATTAATCTTTTATCAATCTTATAGAATTACCATGTTGATAAGAACGTCCATATCTATTTATGTTAGCTGCACCATTACTTAATGATCTTAAGTAATATAAACTATTACCTTCTACTTGTTCACTAAATTCTGTAGTTGTCCAGAAAAAAGCAGAAAAATTTATAGAAACAAATGGAGGTGTGTAAGGAACCCAACCTGATTCCCCAGATCTTCCACCCTCTCCTCTTCCTCCTCCAGGTAATGCAAAAAATTGAGCAGTGTTAGTAGCTACATTAGGTTCTGCCCAATAACATAATTCTGTTTGTTTTATTTTTTCTCCAGCATTAGCAGCACCACCTAAAAAAGCTTCTAATACTCCCCACTCTGTATCTGAGGGAACATGGTACCCTATTGGAGCAATCTCTTTTCTTAAAAGAGGATCTAATAAAGAAGCCTCATCATAAATACCTGCTACAGCATACCAATTGTATAATTTCCCATAAATTGCTTCGTTGGCTGGATCATTGTCGTAATAGCACCAAGCCCCAGTTGTAGCATTTGCCCAAGCTGTTGGATCTTGTATTTCAGGTATAATAGTAGTATCTCTATAAGTAGTTACATTCAAATTACATTTAGTCCAAATTTGATCACCTATTTCTACATCTTCTTGTGTACAAATATAACATGTTGTAGTTGTAGTTGTTGTAGTGCTGCTTGTAGATGTTGTAGTGGTAGCTGGACAAAAAAGTGTATAAAGCCAAACTTTACTAGGTGTAGGGGAATATACTTTAACTGTTGCTGAAGTACTAGTTGGTAAATTTTTAACAAAAAATGCTGTTCCTGCTTCAGGTGATAAAACTCTTGGGTATCCATCAAGAGGATAATTGGTAAAGTTTGGATATGTAATTAATGTAATAGGGTCAATTTTTCCAGTTAAATAACTATTAAAAGATGTACGAGAGGGTCCACCAAAATCATAAGCATTAGAACCTCTATAGCCTGTATCAATAACAACATTACCATTCCATTCTACAATAAATCTATCAGGTATACCTTGAGTGTCATAATCTAAAACTACAGTTCCTATAACACTTCCTAATGTTATTGATTGTGTAGTTGGGTAAGAAACACCTTCAGTAAATTCTGAGCTTTCTCCACAATCAATTACTTTTATTGTAGTAGTTGTTGTAGTGGTTGAGGTACTAGTAGTAGTAGGACAAGGTGTTGTCGTTGTTGTTGTTGTAACTCTTATTGGAGGAGCTGGAAAAATATTGCTATCATTACAATTACCTGTACAATTAGCTGTAAATCTTTTTACTTGTGAAGCAATTTGATTTACAGAAAAACAATCTACATAATCAGAATTGATTTGTTTGTAATATAGAATTCTTTTGTATTGTATTAAATCAAACATTTCTGTACCAGAAATAGTTTTATTTAGCATAAACACTGTATTATTAAACAGAGTATTTGCTAATCTAGAAAGTCTACAATCTATGGAAGATATTAAAGAATTAATATTTCCATTCTCTGAACAATTGGTTTGTTTAGGATATAACATTTAAACAAAAGGTTTTTATTTTATGTACTAAAGAATAACAAGCACCACAAAGCCCTTGTCTTAGTTGACACCCACACCCTACTTGTGTCCCACATTTACTGCAAGTTGCCATATTATTTATTAATTAAAGTTAACCAAATAATTAGTTCCAGAACATCCACAATTGTTATTGATAAAAGTATCTAACATTTTTGATGCTCTATTATATAATTTATTAGCTGTAAGTGGATCACAGTTATTAGCTGCAGCTATTGATCCTTGAATAAAAAAATATATTGTAGAGAGCTCCACTTTGCTCTGTGTTTTAATAGCTTGATCACACTCCATCATATCTAAATGCATAAATGCTTCATCAAATCTTGCTTGAAGTCTATCTACACGCATTATAGTTCTTTCTGCAGGAGGATATCCTAGTGCATCTGTACTATATTTAAAATAATATATTCCATCAGGAAGAGGTTGTTGAATTCCTGGTTCAGTTATTTCTAATATATCTGAAAAATACACATTTAAACTTAATGGTGTAAAAGGAACAACAACAGCTTCAAATCCTGGAACTGTTATCTCCATTGTATAAACTGGTATAGGTAATGGTATTGGATTAGGATATGTAGAAATATCTAATATAGATAAACTCTGCACATCAAAGGTAGGAACAATTGTTATATTTAATAGTAAGTTGCTCATATAAATTTAAAAAAAATACCAGAGGAATGTGGAATATTCCTCTCCTCTGGTATAGATTATTTATTAAAAAAAGTTCTTAAGGAATCAACGTACTAGTAGTAGTAGTAGAAGGCCATACAGTAGTAGTAGTTGAAGTTGTAGTAATACAAGTATCTCCAGACTCTGGAACAGTTCCTAAAGCAGCATTTAAAATTGTTGTAATAGCAGTTGACTCAGTTGAACCTGATACAGCAGCAATTATAACCTGAGAATCTTGCATGATGTAATCACCCCATTGGTAAGCTGATTTATCGTACTCATTAAATTTAATGTAGTAAGTATCATAAGTTGAAGCACCATCTACCCAAGATTCAAAGTTACCATTGTATCCAACCATTCTGTATAGGTGTTTTAGGTAACCAGCTTGGTAGCTATAGAAGTTTTTCTCAAGTTGAATAATTTCAGCAGCAGTTCCTCTAGCATAACTAGAACGTTGTGTAATTACAGCATTAGCAACAATGTTACAATTATCAGCAACAATAAAGTCAGCTGTAGTTGCAGGACCACTGTATACAAATGTTCTAAACCACATTCTGTCAAATTCAAAAGGGAAAGCAGCAACATCACATGGTTGTCCATAGATAGTTAATGGTTTTCCTGAAATACGAAGAATAGCATCAGCATCATTACCAATTCTTTGGAATTGATAGAAATTGTTCAAACTAATGTTATCAGGATTGATACCAGGAGCTTGTTGTGTAAGTTTCAAGATGAAAGCATCAATTAATGCAGGAACATCTACTGTATCACAAGGATCACCACCACAATCACAACAAGGAGCTTGTACAGTTACTGAACGTGTAAATCCATTGAAATACAATGTATCTAAATAAGAAGAATGTCCACGAAGTGTTAATGTTACAACATCACCACAATGTACATTCCACCCATCAACATCAGTAACTTGAGTTACAGGAGTTGGACATCCAGTTACTTTGTAAAATTCTGTAATATTTGAATTACAACCTGAACCTGAAGGACACCCTTTGATCTTGTCAGATCTTTTTGTTCCTTGTAAATACGTGTTTTCTCTTCCTTGTGCCACATAAAAATATGGGGAAGCTGCGATGTTTGCTGCAGTTGCTACAGTGTAATCGCTTCTAAAAAATCCTACTTTTCCAGCAATAAGATCTTGTGTCGAACCACTACTCGCTATTGTCACATCTTTAGGGACAACAAATAGTGTGTTTAATGAAAAATCAGCCATTTTATTTATTTATTAAGTGTTAAAAATTATTCGTTTGTTTGTATTCTATATTGAGCATTTTGTACTGCACTTTGGTTTTCTGTGAACATAGCTAAGTTTTGTACTGTTAAGTCTAACAACTCATCTTCTAGATATGTTTCTAATTCGCAGTCTTGGTCAACTGATGGTGTTCCATCAAATTTAACATATCCTGTTTTATCAATATAAACTGGATATCTCATATAACTTATACATATTTTTGTTGGTGTAAATGTACCATCTGTAAATATGCTTATCTCATCAGAGGATAAATAGTTAAATGTTTCTTGATATTCAAATGAAGGTTTGTAATGTGTGTTGTTTAAAATAAACTGTAAATCACCATGTTTGGCTAAATCTCTGTTAATCCAAATCTTTCTATCTTTACAAATTCCTTTATCAGCTAAAACATATGAGTCTATATAGAACATATAATTAGGCTCTAAAGTATGTAAATTAGCTTTCCACTGATTTAGTTCTTCGTTCTTTATTGTTAATGGGAGTTCTCCATCATTATACGCTATAATAAGACTTTGTAAATCTTCATAGCGTTTCTTGAATGAATCAAGCCCCATTTGACTAACAGTGCTAATGTTATCAATCTTTTGCTTTATCAACTTAATCTGAGCTTCATTAAGGGCTAAGATTTTATCTTCAAGCTGAATCTGTTGATGCTCATTAGTTGATAGCTTATTTAATCTTTGATCAATTTTGTATAATAAACTATCTACTGAAATCATTTTTTATATTTTTAAAAACTAGCCACTTAAACAGCAGCTAGTTTTTTAGTTTTTAATTTTCCTTCAAGAGTGAGTAATTCATCTTGATTATCATCATCGATTAAGAATTTAACTAAATCTTCTTCATCCTTAGCAATTTCAAACTCTCCTTCATAAACTTTACCACTTGGTTTAACTCTATAAATAGAATGTGTAATTGCTTGTTTAACTAAATCTTTAATATGGAGCAATGCTTCTTTCATATCAGCGAATCTATTAAACACTTCTACAGGATTTAATCCTTGGAATGAACCAGTTTTAAATTCTGATTGTTTTAATATATTATCTACTTGGTTATAAACAATTTCTTCTTTAGTATCCTCTGTTACTGGAAGTCCTAAAAGTCTTGCAACTTTACGTTTTTTCTCAGGAGTCATACTATCAAATTTAACAATAGCTTTGTTAATCAATTGTTTTTTCTTAAAGATGATTCCACTTTCAACTTCATCATCAACAACATAAAACTGTGTCTCTGCAGAAAAATCACCTCTTTCCCAAGCTTGATATGAACTTGCAATAGTTGGATGTACTCTTAGCCATGAAAAAGCTAACTCTTGAAAAGGAATAGAAAGATCAAAGAAATTATCACCATCTAATAGTTTTACAGCTTGTACGTGATTATAATCTTCTGTAGAAGTAGATAGTCCATAGTTCCAAAATTTAGATCTTGGTCCTAAATCAATATCTCCTAATGCAGCTTCTAATTTAGCACGTAGCTTTGTTACTCTTTCAACTTCAAGTTCTCTCTCTGTTTGATCACCAATTCTTCTAATGTAAGAAGCATTTGGATCTAGTCCTGTTCTATACTGACCATCTAACTCTTTGTAAGGGTATTTAAACACTCCTGTACCAGGAATTCTTGTCATACCTTTTGATGCAAGATTACTTTGCATTGTCTGTAATTGTGAAGTTGTATACTCTTTTTTTAGAGTAGATATTTTTCCAACTTTGCCCATAATGTAGTTAATTTAATTAATGTTTGGTTTACTTAGTAGAGTGGCCCCATCGAAGGAGCTTGATCCTGGATACTCTCCATATCAAACACTCTATTTGAGATCAATCCCCTCTAGGAGGGAGTGGGTACGAGGGGATCTTTCTCAGAGAAATGAGTTACTCTGGTACGCTGTTCTTATGGGTAGCGTAGTAACTACTGTTATTATTAGAATTGTGGGATTTCCTCAATCAACACAGTTCTTGACAAATCTTCAATAAATACATCACATCTGTCTTTCATCCAGATTTCGTATCCTGGGAATTTGTTAGCACTTGACATACCTTGAGATTTTGCAAATCCTAAGTGGTGACGTGTACCATCAATATAACCCCAAGTCATAGAAGGAGCACCTTTCATACGTACTTCTCTAATGTTATTCACCATTGATCCATCAGACATTGGAGAAACATCAAACACCATAAATACTGGAGTAGATTTTTTGTTTTGTCCAAACTCTAAGTTAGATTGTGGTAAATCTAATTCTTTCAAGTGAATAAGTTCAACACGACCAGTCTCACGTGTAACCATTGCATCAAATGCAAAGTTGTAAGTGATGTGTTGTCCTTCTCCTTGCAAATATCTGTTTCCAGAGTCAGCCATAAATGTAAGACCAGAATTTAATGCATCATTTTTCAAAGCTTGTTGGAATACATCGAATCCAGCTTCATTAGTGTACATTTTAACTCTTCTGTCTTTAACATCCACTCTTCTGTAGAACAAATCTCCAAATACTGAACGAATCAAGTTAGCAGAGAATTCTCCTCTATTATATTGTACCAAGTTTCCATTGTTACGCATTCTGTGATAAACACCTGCAGATGTACGTTTCAATTCTTGTTTAGAACCATTAGTTTTAACTGTACCAGGCTTAGCCCAAATCATACGTTTAACTTTAAGTTCAATCATAGATTTACGCATCCAGAACTCAATAAATGGCTCCCATTTAACATCATTACGAGTTAAAGGTAATTGGTTACGTCTTTGTGGAGCATATACTAAAATATCAAGAGGTTTACCTGAAGCATCTCTCATCATTTTATCATCAGCCCATTCTGTAATTTTGTGCTCATAACCATATGCTGATCCTAAAGATTCAAACATTGTGATTTTTTCACCAAGTCTAGGTAAACCTAATAAGTCTTGATCAAACTCACCAATTGCAGCATCAACTAATTCTAGTTCAATACCTACTTGTAAGAATGTAGAAGATACAAAATCAACAATAGGATTGTCAGTTACTAATGTAAATGAATACAAGAAACCAGCATTCCAAGCAATTGGGTCTTTAATTACATAGAATCTAGGACCATATTGACGAGACCCTACAGATACAATAGCATTTTTAGAAAACTCATTAGTATCTAATACTAATTGAAATTCTTGACCATCAATACCTGGCTTACCTGTTTCTTCTAAGATAGCAGTTAAACTAGCAGGAATATCAACAATTTTTGGGAATTTGTAAGGAACTTGAATATCCCATTTCCAAGAATCACTATTATTATCAATGTAATAAGGAGTGCTCTTGTTAATCATATCTAAGAAATCATTGCTATACAATGAGCTCTGAGTATACAAGCTGATGATTTTTTTATCATAGTCAGCAGGTTCTGTAGAGTGAAAAGACTCTAAGTGGTTGGAATCTGTTAATTTACCAACAGCACGTTTGTCCATAGAGGCAACACGAGCATAAGTAAAACCAGTTAATCCAGGAATAGTTTGAATTGACATTTTATTAATCGTTTTGAGTTATTATTAATTTAAATTATGTTTTATTGGAACCAAGAACTACCTGTTGACTTTGTACCAGTTGTTCCAGTTTTAGAAGTTGTTTTTTGTCTGGCAACTTCTGAGAACAATTGGTTAGTTTGTTTAGACACTCCTGTTTTTTGTATAGTTGATAGTGTTGGATCTTTTTCTAAGATTTTTAATAACAATGCCACTTTTACTTTTGTAGAATGGTTCTCAGGTCTTTTTAAATCTAAAATAGTTCTGTCAAAATCTGAGAGAGTTTCTCCTGATGGAGTTTTCCATTTATCTACTAATAGGAAGTCTTGTAGTTCATTTACTAGTTTTGGATTTAATGGAATACCATCAAACTCTTTTGCTTTTAATTTATCTTGTAAAACATCTTGTACGTTTTTAACATACTGTTGTTTTATATGTTGTTTTTGTATTTGTTCTTGTTCAGCTTTCTGTTGCATACTTTGCAACTTACCAGCTTCTTTTTTAACCAACACTTTATGGTGTTTTGTAGCAACGCTTTCTAAATCACCATAGTTTTGCAATCTTTCAATCTCTGTTCCTACATCTTCTGAATCAAAACCTTGATCAGTTAATGCTTGTCTCATAATTGCTATTTGATTTGCTTCTTGGGATAAATCCATTTCAGCAAAATTTACAACTTGGTTATATGTCCCAAAGTATTCTTTAGGATCAACTCCTTTTACAAATATGGCGTCAAAAGCATTTTGATAATCTTCTCCAAATTGTCCAATAAAGTTTTCTACAATTTCTGATGCTCCTTTTTTCTTTTCAGCATTAAATCTTTCTAGAAATTCTTCTGGAGTAGTAATAGGTGCTTCATCTTCATCATCTTCTTTTGTAAACACTCCTAGTTTAAATAGGTCGTTTGAAAGAGCTGAAAATTGTGTAGAAGGTTCATCTGTATCATCTTCTGTTTCTGTAGCAGTAGGTTTTACAATTTCTTCTTCATTCCCTTCTTCATTCCCTTCTTCATCTGTATTATCTCCTAAGAAATTAGAAATAGCTGATTGAGCTTTTTTCTCATCACTATCTCCCTCTTCTGTTGGAGTTATTTCTTTTCCTTTAGGAACAGTAGGTGGAGCTTTAGGTTCTTGATCCTTCACTTCACTAATAATAGGAGTAACATCGTCAGGATTTGAAGAAGCTGTCTCAGGTGAAAACAGTCCTTCTAGTAATTCTTGGTTACCTGCTCCCATTTCCATAGTATCTTGAATACTAAAGTTACTCATTGAGAGGTTATCTAATTCAGTCGCCATAATGTAGTTGTATTTAATAATTTGGTTTATATTCTATGTAAAACTATAATAGTTATTTTAATTAAAAAAGGAAATAGAGCTAGAATAAAAGTTATTGTTGGGTAATATAGCATTATGTTTTTCTATTCCCCTTTAATTTATAACTTTTTTTGTTATTTTTTCTTATTTGAAGCTCTTCCTTTAGCATTCTCTTTTGCTACAGCTAAATCATTTGCCATGTTTTCTCTAGCCACTTGTAGTTTTTCTCTCTCCACAGCTAATTTATCATTAGCTTGTTTATTTTTAGATTGTATATCTGCCATTTTCATACTATAGTCTTTTGTAGCTTTAGCTTGATCATTTGCAAGTCTACTCATTTCCAATACATCAGGAACAGCGTTAGCATTTAAATCTTCTGACTCTACATTACCAAATCCTGTAGCTTGAATAATAGCAATTTCTTTTTTAGATAGTCTATCAAGTTCTTTTTGATAGTTTTCGTTAGCTTGTTGTTCTTGAGCAAGTTGTGTAGCCTGTTGCATTTGAGCTTGAGCAATTTGTTGTTGTTGTTCAACTTTTTGTTGTTCAAGTTGTTGTGTTTGTTGCTGCATAGCATCTTGTTTATCTCTAAAATCTCTAAACACTTTTTTCATTTGTCTCATAGACTTAGTGCTGTAAAGCTCTATTACTTCGTATAAGCTTCCACCATTTTGCATGAAAGGTTGTGCAAGTTGTCTAAGTTCATTAAACATCTGTGTATCTTCTGGTCTATTAGTTGTAAACACTTTTAAATCTCTGAATTTAATATCAGAACCATTCACTTGTACAAAGGCAGATTCTCCTTCATTAGTAACGTAAGAAATAGTTGATTGTGGTTTAGCACTTTCTATATATAATGCAGAATCAATAATTGCTTGGTATAATTGTCCAAGAACATATTCGTGGGCTACAAATAAAGGCTCTGTTTGAGAGTAACTCTGTTGTATAGCAGCATTTGTACCTGTAGCACTTTCAGAGGCAGAGATGCTTCCTAAACGCTGTTTAGACATACCTATAAGTTCCCAGCATTCATTCTTTAACTGGATAGCTAAATTATAACGAGATTGAATCTCATTAGTTCTTGTTAAGTCTACGTTTCTAGCAACAGATTGGTTTGTTACAGGAGCTTTAGTATTTTCTGGAGAATCATCATCAAACATGATACCACGTTCTCTTGCTTCTAATTCCCAGATATCAATATCATCTTGTGCATCTCCATCCTTAACTCTAGGCACTCTTCGTATATTAACAGAAGCTACATTACCAATTTCTTTTTCAAGTAGCTTATACATTTGGTTCATACAAATATTGTAAAGTACTTGGAAAGGCTTCATCATATCAATTAATGATCTAGCTTCTGTATTCTTCACCTCATATGTTGTTCCTATTATAGGACAATAGTTTAAAAGTCTAAATGGTTTAATGTGATAGATGTCTGGACCAATTTTAATTCCTTGATACCATTCATTTATCCATCCCCATTCTAATGACTTCTGTGTAGGAATAGTTCCTGATTTATAATTCTCATCAACAAGCATAGATTGCTCGTTACCCATCTCATCTTCATATATAAGTTTTCCAATTTTTCTTTTACTAATCCAATAACTTCTAACCACAACATACTTATATCCAAAAGAGCTAACGTTATTTGTTAGTCCTAAAAAGTCTTGAAGACCATCATTGTTTTCCTTCATCTCACTTTCAATCATCATTCTAGTTTGTAGAACAAGAGGATCAAATGTATCATATTGTACAGAGTCAATACCTTCTGGTGCACTAGGATTACCAAGGTTAGACTCACGTACATTAATTAGTCCATAGTCTTGTAATGATGAACGTAAGTGGTCAATCTCCTCTTTTGTAAGATCTGGTATGCTTTCAATGATCTCTGAAAGCTCCATAACTTGTACTGTACCAGCAGCATAGGCTCCTTGAGCTCTACCAGTGGGATCTGATATCCACTTTCTATCAGGAGTAGTAAGAAACCAAGTGTTCTTTGGGTTGGCAACTTCGATGTTAAACCCAGTTTTGGAATTGTCTTCATATATGTGATAAAACTCTCTTGCTGATATAAGCAAGTCTCTAAATGTATCTTCTGATTTTTCTTTTATATTAAACTCTGCTTTTGTACAAGTAAGGATATGATTAGCCCATTTCTCAGCTACAGATGTATATGAATCAAGTTGATCTTTAACTTGCTCCATTGTCATTTGTTCTAATTGTTCTTCTTCTATCTCTTGGCCTTCTATAGCAGCTTTTTCTAATATTTGTTTTTTAGCCTGTGTAATAATAAAGTTCTGTAACGTATCAGTTTTAAACTGTAGTTCTTCTGCTTTACTATCATCATCAAATGCTTTCACTCTATATGTATCTGGTCTTTTAGATATCTCTCCTACTAGTTCATTAATAGGTGTAGTGATAATAGAATAATGTTTTACATATGATGGCAAAGCTAAATCATCTTGTAGTATTTCAGTAAAACTCTTCACTTGAGGATCTTGGTAAAAATCTTCCATACGAAGAATACCTTTTACAAGGTCATAGTTCTTAACAAAGGTGTCTCTGTTCTTTACATACTCTGCGTATGCTTTGTTGGAGAAATAATCCATTGTATTCTTTATCCAACTCTCATCTGCTTTTTCCTTTTCTGTTTTAAACTGATCAGGAAAAATATTTAAGTATGCATATCGTATTGTAGCATCCTTTGTATATCTAATTATTGCCATTTTATCTAAATAATTTACGTTTATTACTTTTAAACACTCCTCTTGATTCAGGAAAGAGTGAACTTTTTTGTCTTTTAACTCCCATTGAGCTTGTTCTTGAATCAGAATTGTCTCCAATCTTACCAAATATAGGATCAAGTTTCATAGCTAATGCCACTGCTAACTCTGCTGCTATAATTCTATCGAAGTTACCATCCTCATTATATTGAATCATTTCTTCTAAAAGAACTGGATCAAATATTTTTGACATTCCTTTAGTTTCAGATATTGTATTTCCATCTTCATCTTTCTCCACATGTACAACTTCTTCTGTATACTTCTTAAGACACCCATGTAGAAAGTCTCGTATTTTTTCAGCAGATCTATGTATTCCATAATCTCTTCTAACTGTTGTATTGGGAACTATTTCTTTTAACCAATCTGGTTGTCTTTCTAAATAATGTGCATCTCCTTTACTAATCATATAATCTATAAAAGATATCTCATCATTTTCACATAATGTTCTAGCATTGTAATACTTAATCAAATATCGTGCTTGTTCTTCCCATGTTTCTTTTTTATCTGGACGTGCACAATATGATGCTACAAACATATCTTGGTATTTCTCTCCTGATATTGTGTGCATACGTTTGTATATATACACAGAACCAAGAGAACTTGAATATGCAGATTTACCTTGTCTATAAGGGTCAACTCCTGCTACATAAAGTCCATATGCTGGATTTTCTACAGGGAATTCATATATAACTACAGGAGCATCTTTCTGATCAGAGCTTTTTAATGGAAAGTTTGATATTGGTAGTTTATCAGAGAATGAATGTTTAACTCCATCACCATCATCATATAACACTACAGATGTGCCTGTTCTTTCTTGTTGTAACAGTCTGAACTTCTGTCTTTTAGCTGCTTCAATATCAAATATATTTGTATCTTCATTAAGAAATATATCATCCACTTCTTGAGGATAATACATTTTCTCTTTTAAATATGCTATTCTATCTCCAGCTTTTTTAAGCTTATCAAGATTATCATTTGTAATTTGTGTAGCTAGTTCTTCATTACTAACCATCATATTAACTTGATATAAAGCAGATCCTTCTGGCTTGTTTAAGAATGCTCCTAAAGAAGACTCTTCCTTAGCTTCCATCCTATATTTATGTGATATAAATAAACCATGTACTTTTGAAGAGTCTTTAGCACTGTTATATTCAAGGAAGTTAAAGTTTTCTACATCAAACATTAAACTCTTAGCATCCATAAACATCTTCATATCTCCACCTGTACCTGTAAGAATTGGAGAACATCCCCAACCAAATGGTGTTGTAAATCCAGGAGTAGCTGCTTGTAATCCTCTTAGAAAAGATCCTTTACCAATCTCATCAATAATAAGTCTTCTAGGTTTTGTACCAGCAATAGCTTCCTCATTATTACCCCCATCTAAGTTACGAATAAGAATTTGAGAAAAGGGGATACGTTCTCCTGCTTTTGTCTTAATTCCTAATGTAACTTGGTTCTTCCAATTATCTTCTACTCTTTGCCATCTCCAAGCTTTAGGAATGAAGTTTAAGCCTTTATCAATCTTATCTGTAATAAGCTTTATATCTGGAGCATTTAAGCCTGCAATAATGTTCTGTGAGTTTTCATCAAATGTAGCTCCTTGTCCTATATAACTTGCTTCTATAACAGACTTAGCAAAACGTCTTATACCTAGTATGAC